CCCCTTGGCTTCGGCCTGGGGGTTATTTTTTTTAACCAAAAGTAAATATTTGTTGAAATATAAGAAATGATTTGCTATCATTAAGCCAAAGAGAGTTACTATAAGTGGTTATAGGTAATTATAAGTGACTATAGGTGATTGTAAGTAACTAGGGGGAGACATAAGATGTTAGGAAGATTGTTTTTGTGTCAAGGTTCAGATATATCAGGAGATGACACAATAATCACTAATCCGATACTATCGCAAGTTGTTACTTCGCTTCCTGCGAAGTTGTCTTTTGCTATTGTGGGATGTGTAATGGTAGAAGATGTAAACAGAGAGGCTTATAACGTTGTCATAAATTTAAAGGATTCTACCGGGTTTCTTATAAACAGAATTGATGGAACCATCGAAAGACAAGGTGACGGTTCTGGTGTAGAAAAGTGGAAAACAGCAATTGTTTTTAATGTCGGTGTTCAAGATATGGAAATTGAAAGCGACGGCATGTACACATACGAATTGTATGTCGATAGAGAATTAGTTGATATATTAAAATTTTTTGTGAGCGTAGAAAGTCAGTTAACTGACGCGAAAGGTGTTGATAAAAATGACAAGCAAAACATGGAGTAATGCAGGAAAACTGTGTACTCTCGCTGCGGCGGCTGCGAATCTTCACCCTGTAACAATCCAATTGCCAAAATCTGATTATCAATGGGAAATTGTCCAATCAAATACATTATCCTTCCAACAAAGCGAATCAAATAAATCAAACACTATCAAGTCAGAGCTTGTGTCTAGCGTAGATAGACTATCCGCATTAGTCAAAAACATATACGGAAATGACTATGAAGATAGATATGGAAAAATAGAAATACACAAAGAACCAGAGGATGCCATTGGTTTCTTCCACGTATTCGCTGATTCTAAAAGTTTTGAAGAAAAGAAAGAAATGTTAGCGTTGCTTAAGAAGGAAATTAAGAAAGAGTCACTTCCATACGCAGCACTATTAGGGTGATATATATGTATATGTATCAGTGGGACAACAATGTTAGAATTGCAGATCGTTTGTTTCATATTGCAGAGCAAGCTGGAAATGATTCTGGTTTAAAAGATGGCGCAGAAAGAGCAGCAATCGGGAGATTGTATTACGCTTGTTATAATATGGCTAACGACATCGTACTTGATCATTATATATATAGAAATAATGTACCTCAATATAATGGTGGTTCTCATGAAAGAATAATAAACGCGCTCTCATCCTGCCCTACAAATGGATATAGTGAAGAAGAGATAGCAGAAATCATTCAAGAGCTTATAGACCTTAAGGGATATAGACACCACGCAGACTACGTAAAACGTAGCCCTATAAGTGAAGATGAAATTAAAATTGCGAAAGAACTATATCAAAAATTGCGCGTTAAGCTATTCAACTTCTAGCGTTGGGTTTGTCCAACGCTTTTTTATTCACCCATGGGGCATTCATGGGGCAGACTTACCTATCATTTATCTTTATGTATCTGATTGAGTCTTTTAGGAACACAGTTATATAAAGGTCTATCCGCATTGGTCTGAGTGAGTCCGTAAATAAAAGCTTCATGGCCCAAATGAAGGTTCGTCAATAAAACATTAAGACACCGCGGTTTTGGCGGTGTCTTTTGTTTCTATGGGGCAGTTATGGGGCAGTTTATATCTCAACCGCATCAACAGCATGCTGAAGTTGCCGGTTCATTTTGTCTGAAAAATGAGAGTAAACTCTGTCTATCATCTTGGTACTTGAGTGGCCCAAGTGTTTGGCTATCAGCTTAGGCTCAATGTTGTTCTCGAGCATGATAGTCACGAACGTGTGCCTAAAGATGTGAGTTGAAATCGTCTTTCCTGGTATGAACTTAATGTGTCTCAACTTGTCGTTCATCGTTGATATATGAATCGGCTTATCGTACCAGGAACGGAAGAGAAGGGTGTTCTCTCTCGAAAGATTGTACCGCATCATTTTTAATTGATCATAGGCAATCTGTTCTTTAATTAAACTCACCATGCGGTCTGAAATAAAAATTGTCCGGGCATCACCAGTCTTAGGAGTGGTGAATAAGTTGTTCTTCGCATCATAGTTCTTAGTGATGCTGATGGTCTTGTTGGCTAGGTCAATGTCAGTGCTGTAGTTGAGTGCCACTAACTCATTGTAACGCATGCCTGTGTTGGCCTGCAGATAGACTAGACGATAGTGTTCGTCTCCGTATGTCTCTTTAACCCAATCAAGGACTTGTTTCAACTCGTCTCTTTCTAAGTACTTCAATTCGTCTTTCTTAGATAAGTTAATCTTAGGCAGCGTGATTTGAGTCTTGTAGGAGATGTCAGTGTAGTAACCGTAGCTAATGCCAAAGTCTAAAACTCTTTCGATGATAGACTTGTCCATGGAGATAGTGGCCCGCTTGTTTCCTTTGTTCTGCAAGCGGTCGAGGAGATACCGGTTGATGACCTGTGGCTTAAACTCGTTCATCTTGTAATCAGCAAGTTCGCTGTTGATGATTTTGAGCCTGCCTTTTATGTTGCTTGATGTGGACTTCTTAACCGTCTGCTCATAGACCGAGAACCACTTTTCCGATAGTTCCTTAAAGCTAACCTCAGATGATGCGCTAGGGGCTCCTAGCGTGGCTGTGTAGGCCTCGTATAACTTAACAGACATATTTGCCTTGTCGTTCTTCTTAGAGCTGACAAGGCTTATTTTTTTGACTTTTCCAGTGTGTGGGTTTTTGAACCGTTCGCAGTATCGGTACTTGCCGTTAGGGAGTTGTTCTATCCACATGGGTATCAGTCCTTGTCTCTTTCTATCACGCCTTCGACGTGTTCAGGATCGTATTGAAAAGAAATAGTATATACTTGTGTCTGACCAAGGCTATCAGTCAAGTAGAAGAGAAATTTATCTGTCAAAAACATCGTTTCTCGTTGGTTGCGATTGAACACTTTCTTAATCGGCCCGGCAACACCTATACCGAAATCTTCCATGATGGAAATTGTTTTAGCTTGGTTGAAGTTTGAAAAGTTAACGATGGAAACCTTATTGTTTTTCACAACTATATCTACATTGGTTCCCTCAGCGACTATTGGGTAGAGATAGTACCAGGTTGTGTCTCCTTCCACTGTCTTTTCCCATTGATTTTTCTCTCCTATGTATCCGGACAGTGCTTGCTTAGTCCACTCTACATCATCAACATGAACTAAATCTTTAGGCTTAGGAAAAGTAAACCCGCTCAGCATCAAGAAGAGGGGGAGAAGTAAGAAAAGTTTTTTCATTGTGGGGTCATCTCCTAAATGTAATCTAGCGAATTATTAATTGCTTGCTTCAGTGTAATCTCATTGTGCTTAAATAAGTCCACAGCTTTATTGGCAGCGTTATAAGAGAATCCGTGATGGAACATCAAATAGTTTATCAGGCGATTGCTTAGTGCTGCATAACTCATGCAGAATTCAAAGCACAAGTTGTTAAAAGGACTCTCTACCTCAATAAAATGTTCGAGTGCCTGGGTATTCATCATTATGATGCTCGCTCCAAAGTTAGCTTCTAGTTCAAGCTCTTTATCCTCATAAGAATAACCGCCTTCGTTGATAAGTTGAGAGAATACTTGTGTTCCTGTTTTGTTATGCTCCAGGAGTGCGTGACATATCTCATGAGATATAGACCAGTTAACTCTTCCAGTGTTTCTAACGTTAGGGTTATACATAATAATTGGGCCAACCTCAGTGAATTGGATAAAAGCCTCTAGTTTTCGTTGGCTGATATATCCAGTGATCTTAGGGTGGAATTCGAAACCAAGGGCAAGGTCGCAATATTCTCTAAAATGAGTGTGCCGTAATTTTGATGGGGGAAGGTCGAAGTAGTTGGATACATCTTGCATTACTTCATCTAGTTTCCGTTCGACCTTAAAATATACATGCTCACTGTTAATGTACATGGCGTCATCTCCAATCGAATATATGTTCGTAAAATACTCAAAAAAAGAGAAAGTGTGGGGACTTAATCTTTTTGTGCCTTCCGAATACGAATGCGCTTAGCAATAAAATCACTCATGGCCTGCATCTCTTGCTCGAACTCTTCTTTCTCTGAGTCAGTTAAGTCAGAGACGTCCACTCGGAAAAATTGGGCGTACGTAGGGTGTGTGTCCACCTCTCTGGATAACAAATAATCGGCACTAACTTGGAAGTAATCTGCCAATTCTTTGATTCTTTCTGCACTAGGTGTTTGGGTCTTCATTTTGTACAGGGTATTTCGACTATAACCCAAATCAGACTCCACCTTTGCAATCGAAATCTTGCGTTGGCGACATAAATCTTTGATAATTTCGAACGTCGAAAACATTGATATATCAACCTTTCTATCGTACGAAACAAAATATTTATCCAAAAGGTTAATTTTATGCTTGCAAAAACAACCAAAAAGGTGTAATATATGTTTCGTAAGGTATTCTTGTTAAAGATTCCGTAACTAAAAGCGTTAATAAAAAAAGACCTTGCAACATAGCCTAAATCGTTGGGGAACGGTGATAAGGTTAATACAGGTGCCTATTTATTAGGCTTATTTAATCACGCCTATATATTAACCTAAAGGTTGTGGGATGTCAATAGTTTTAACCGATTCGGTTACGAAATCTTTAACGCCCCTTACATTCAAGAAAGGAGAGGTTGAAATGGAAACCGAGATTTTAAATGTAAAAGAAAGAATCAAAAACGGCCCTTACCCATTTACATACTATATGGGTGACAGATGTAACACACCATCAGATATGCGATTTGAAACTTGTTTAGGGACATCGGAGTTATGTCACGCGACAAGAAAAGTAAGAGTAGATGGGCCAAATATTTCTGATCATTGGTTTGAATACGAAGACCGATACGGCGACTTGCACTATGGACGGTAGTCATGAAAGCAGAAGACGTAAATAAAATAATCGGTATAGCAGAAAACTACGAGCTTCCTAGTAAGTTGCTTGACTTGATGCTAAGCAATCAGAGAGAGAACATCTTTAATCAGTTTTTAGAACTAGAGCAAGACCTAAGCTTTGACTGGTTCACCGACTACTTCCAACAAGAACATGGTGACCGAGATAAGTTAAAACAGGACTTCACACCTAAAGAGGTGGCTCACCTAGTAAACTCGATTAGCGGTCCTGCAACATCGGTCGCTGATATCTGTGCAGGTACTGGCGGTCTGACAATTAAGAAATGGAACGAGCAACGTGAAGCTGAATGCTTCTACTACATGGAAGAATTTGCTAGCCGTGCAATTCCTATCTTAATTTTTAATATCGCCATCCGGAATATGAATGCAGAAATAGTCCACTGCGACGCGCTAACTCAAGAAGCGTTCGGTATCTATCGAATAATACCAGGCGATAGATTTAGCACTGTTGAGAAGGTCACAGAACGGACTGGACGAACAGACTTCGATGCGGTCATTATGAATCCTCCTTACTCGCTAACCTGGTCGGGTGATAAGAGTCTTATAAACGACCCTCGCTTCTCCGGTTACGGTGTCGCACCTAAGTCCAAAGCTGACTACGCCTTTATCTTACACGGACTAGCAATTCTAAAGGAAACTGGCACATTAGTGGCCATCTTACCACACGGTGTGCTGTTCCGCGGGGCTGCTGAAGGGGAAATACGAACTGAGCTTATTAGACGACGACAACTGGAAACAGTTATAGGACTGCCTGATAATCTGTTCCTTAACACAAGCATTCCAGTTGCTCTTCTGATTCTTAAGAAAAAAAGGCAAGGTGAAGACGTATACTTCATCGACGCATCCAAAGAGTTTATCAAAGGTAAGGCCCAGAACAATTTAAGCGACGAACACGTCGACAATATCCTCACCGCTTACCGACTCAGACGCAACATTGATAAATTTAGTAATTTAGCAAAACCACAGGAAGTTAAGTCCAATGACTATAACCTCAATATCCCTCGTTACGTTGATACATTCGAGCCAGAGCCAATTATTCCGATGCAAGAACTCTTGGACAGTTTGATTCAAACGGAACGTGAAATTCAAACAACCGAGTTAGAGTTATTAAATTTCATGCGGCAGTTGGTGGGGACCACACCAGAGGCTCAGAACCAGCAAAAAGAATGCGTTGAGAAGTTTGAAAGGCTAATTGAAAACCGTCAGGAATTTTACAAGCAAATGGAGTTGTTTTGATGAAGAGAGAAAGGTTAACGGACATCGCTCACATAGAACGAGCAAAGAAAGGCAAGATATATCCTGCCGGGGTCATCTTAATTCAATTGTCTGCGTCGCGTGGACAGTGCCTGCTTCAAATGGAAGAAGGAGAGGTAGACGCACGGTATGCGGTAGTGCAGCCGACTATTGATTGTGTTCCGTACTACTTGTGGAACGTTATTCAAATGGAGATGCCAGAGTTTTGTGCACAATGGCAAACTGGAATCAACCTACAGTTTGAAAATCTCAAATTTCTTAGCATACCACTCCACAGTTTTGAAGAACAAAAAAAGATAGCCGACAAGTTAACTAAATATGACGCCTGGATACAGGCAGAGCAGAAACAGCTAGACCTGTGGAAAGGCGTCAAGAAAAATATGTTAGATAAGATGTTTATCTAAAAGAAAGGAGGTACCAATAATGAGCAACTTGAGCAGCGGGAGAGAGAAAATTCTAAAGTTCCTTGAGGAACATAAAATGACTGTTGCTGATCTAGCGTCAGCATACAGTGTCAATCGAAGCGAGATGTCCAACTACCTCAACGGAAACATTGAGAGTGAGAAGGGCAATAAGCTCATTCTCAAAATCATTTCTGACTTCAAGATTAGATAGGTGGTGTAAGCATGCAACTCATAGAATCAAAGAAAGTTTCTCAAGCCTGGGTTTATCCCGAGCAAGTAAAAGAAATCTTCAACTACAAGGACCCTAGCAAAAAGCTAAGAGCCTTTCGTGAGTTCGTACAGGCACATCCTAATTATTACAAGTGGTACAAGCAATGCTGGCTAGGAAAGTCGATAAAAGACTTCCAATATGCCTTCATCCCACTGGCCCATTTTTGGGAAAACCAATCGCTACTCGAAGCGGGTAGCCGGTCAATTAAGTTTGACCTGTCAGAAATAGAAAGGATACGGATAACTTATGGCTTATAAAGGTTTTGTATTGGTCGACATAGAAGCGGTGATTCATTACCAAGACGGCAGTCACGTTAGAGTGGCCACACAGTTTGAGGAGAACACAACTCTTAAGAACGTGCATGCCTACTTTGAAGCAGCAGCCAAGTTCTTGAACCCGAACGTAACAATTGGAAACATCACCATGAAATACGGAGGTGTTGAGTATGTTGAAGGATGACCACTCGGTCGGTTCCAACATCCGAGATATACGAGAACAGCTAGGTATCAGCAAAGTAGGTTTAGCAGAACGCATCGGAATTCATCGCAATGCGGTGGCTAAGATTGAGTCGGGCGAACGAAAGCTTAATCAGAAAGGACTTAAAGTCTTTGCTAGAGCATTGGGTGTGACGGTACAGGATATCCTAGCAGGTATTTGAAAGGTGGTGAGGAAAATGAAACTAAGTCTTAAGAACATTCACATCTACATGATTATGTCGCTTCTCATTCTAGGCGCACTAACCATGGTTTGGGCCTGGTGGTGTAACGATTGTAAGCCGGGTGGTGACGGACTTGCAAACGGAGTCGTTATCATCGGGTGGGCCATCGCACTAGTTGCTGCAGGGTTGTACGACTTGGAGGTGAAAAAGAATGTTGTTTGAGGACTTGTCCCAGTCAGCAAAACTGAGAGCTCTTAAGCAGATACCTAACGGACACACAACAAGTGACTACCGTTTCACCGAAGATGGCATCATCATGGTATGTGTCAGAGAGCAACAACACCAAATCGCATTAGAGGAATTAATGAAGTCAGTAAGGTTCTATGATGCGACGCGAGACAAGAGCCATATCGAAGACATCTTGTACTTCGCAGAAAAACTAAAAAAGACCATGTAGCCGGCAAGCAAAACATGGTCAGAACATAATATCACATAAGGAGTGTATCACAAATGAGTGGAAAAATCAAAATCAAAAAGGAAAAAGAACCAAAGGCAACATCCGCAGTGTTTATTGATGTTGACCTAATTGAACAACTCAAAGACATCAAGTCTGAAACAGGGATGCCTATCAGCAAGCTAGTTGAAATGTTTGTTGCTTACGGTATCGAAAACCACGAAGTAGTGGAGGAAGATTGATGCTCCCAGAAAAGAAAGTCGAAACCGATATTAAGAAATACCTAGATCATATCGGGGCCTACCACGTTAAGATACATGGCTCAGCTTTCATGCCTTCGGGCACACCTGACATCTTGGCCTGTGTAAAAGGAGTCTTCGTCGGTATCGAAGTGAAGAAACCAAAAGGCGGGCGAGTAAGCGAACTGCAGAAATTTAAAATCAAACAAATAGAACAGGCAGGAGGGATAGGCATTGTCGCAAACGATGTACTCGTCGTACAAGAACGCTTCGAGCGAGAGCATCTTGTATGAGTTTCAGAAAGAAGCACTAAACAACGCTAGCGGAAATTACCTTTATGCCTTGGACACAGGGACTGGTAAGACCATCACTAGCCTGCATCATTACCTTAAGTTTTCGAACGGTGAGCCGCTCATCATCTTCGCCCCGGCCCAGAAAGTTAAAGAGGGCGGTTGGAAACGAGATATTGAGTTCATCGAAAAACACTACAACATCAAGATACCGCATAGAGTGATTAGCTACGGTGTCTTGGCTAAGCAGAAAGTGCCTAGCAAACAGTTCTTCGTTATCTTTGACGAAGCACACTATATCAAGAATCCCACTTCACAACGAGGGAAGGTGGGCCAACAGTTCGCCAAAGCAGCCACACATTTCTGCTTGCTGACTGCCACACCGCTCTCAAACGGTTGGGAAGACAGTTATAACTACTTCATCATGTTCGGATACTTCCGAAACAAAACGGACATGAACCGACAACATGCGGTCTATGAAGATTTGCACTTCGGGCCGAAGGTAGTGAAGAAGATTGTAGCCTGGCGGAACGAAGCGTTGCTTAAGTCATACTTCAACCGGTTCACCGTCAGCATCAGTAAAGATGATGCGCTAGATCTTCCACCGTTAGTAGAGCGTCGTGTGAACTTCCAACCGTCTAAAGAGTACAAGACCTTGCGCAAGACAAGGGTGCTCAACGATGAAGCCTTTGACAACATCCCAAAACTTATCCATGGGTTGCGTTACTGGGCCAATCAAGAAGATAAGCTATCTTACATCGAGATGCTGCTTCAAGGGACCAACCGCAATGTGATTATCTTCTACCAGTACAAAGAAGAATACGAGCGACTGCATGAGATAGCACTCAATCTAGGTAAGAAAATCTACGTTGTCAATGGTAAGGCATCGCACCTGCCACCTAGAGACATCTGGCAGAGCCTTAAATCATCCGTAACACTGGTTCAATATCAGTCAGGTAGTTCAGGTATTGAACTCCAGTACGCTTCAGAGGTTGTGTTTTACACACCAACTTATAGCTACCAGGACTACGAACAGTCCTTAGGTCGAGCCTACCGAAACGGTCAAACTAAGAAAGTAACGGTTTACCAGTTCGAGACTCAGCACACGATTGAGTCAGAGGTGTGGGAGGCCTTGGCCAATAAAAAAGATTTTAGCACGCAGTTATACGCAATGACAAAATTAGGAGGTTAAACATGTTTGGACTAGAAAAGCAAGACCTAAACGTAACTCAGAACCGCAACTTATATGTAGGTGGTTCGGATGTTCCAACGATTTTAGGCATCAACAAGTACAAGAGCCAGTTTGAACTGGCCAAAGAAAAGCTAGGTATCATCGAGCGTGAGTTCCATGGCAACGAGTACACCGCATACGGTAACCAGTTGGAACCACAGATTAGAGATTACATCAATGCAGTTAACCAGATGAACTTCATCGTGAATACCTTTATCGACGAAGAAAAGAATATCCGGTCCAATGTCGACGGTATCGACCTAGACCACAAGATATTACTGGAAATCAAAACGCATGGTAAGAAGCCAGACATTAATGTTTACCGAGCACAGATGCAACTATATATGGCACAGACAGACTGCCAAGTTGGTTGGTTGGCTATGTATAACCGGCCAGAGAATTTTGACACTGAGTTCGATGTCGAGCGTCTCCAAATCATCGAAGTGGAGCGGAACGAGGAAGAGATTAAGCAAATCTTAGATGCTATCGAAACATTCTGGGTCCGTTGCGAGTACCTACGTGATCAGCATGACATGTCAGAGACGGAGTTCATGACGAAAGGAACGGATGTCGATAAGACATTGATGAAACTCAACCGAGTGGCTCCAGACATTGTGGCCTTCAAGAAACAACTCAAAGAGATGGAAGCTATCGAAGCAGACCTCAAGAAAGAACTGTATGACAAGATGACGGAGTACGACATCAAGCAATTGGACACGCCACTCATGAAGGTAACAAGAGTGCTGCCAACCGTATCAAAAGGCTTTGATAAAAAGGGTCTCCAAATCAAATACCCAGAAATCTATGAGGAATTTGAGACCGAGACTAAGAAAACAGGCTATGTAAAAATCACAGAAAAGAAAGGTAAGGAATAAACCATGATTAAGAAATTGCAAACAACCACTAAGTACTATGCCAAAACAGAGGAAGAAGCAGAAGGCGCAGTGATTATGGCTGAGTCCAATACAAAAGGGCGCATCATTAAAAAGTCTATCCAACGTAAGACACCAAAAGACTCGATCTACTACGAGGTAGTTATCACTGAAGAGTTTACCACTTCAAAAGAACAACTAGAAAAAGAGGAGCTGATCTAAGATGGCCATTAATTTAGCAACGGTATTACCACCAAACAAAAAACAAAAAACAGTTGATACGCCTAGAAACTTCTTCCTTTATGGCCAAACCATGAACGGTAAGTCTTACCTGGCAGGTGAGTTTCCTAACCCACTTTTCCTAGACACAGACGGTAACGCCAAAGCCAACCCGTTCCCTTCACTTGAGTTGCGGAATATCCGAGGAAAAGACGGAAAGATTGAGCGTTCAATCATCGACCAACTCGATGACATCATCACAGCATTGCAGACTCAGAAACACACTTTCGAGACTTTAGTGCTTGATGTAATTGACGATATCGTAGTCATGATTGAAGCAACTATCTGTGACCGCGAGGGTGTCGAGACATTAGCAGACATTGGCTACGGTAAAGGCTATGCAGCATTCAAGTCCATCTTCCAACAGTTGGTAATTGAACTCAAGGCTTTGCCAATGAACATCGTGTACGTTAGCCGAATCAGTACCAAAATTGAAAATAACGTGACGATTGAAGAACCATCGCTCCCAGAGAAGCACGTTAACATTGTCAACGGTAACTGCGACTACATGATTCAGTGTAAAAAGATTGGCAAGAACTACATCCGACAAGTCAAGATGAAACGCAAGAACTATGTACGAGAGCAGATTGATGATGAAAACATCTTAGCTATCTTAGACACAGTGACAGGGGCGTTTGAACGCAGTCGACAAACGAGCAAGAAAGAGCAAGACGCTATCGTGAAGAAGCTTGAGGAAGCTCAAGAAGAAGTCATCAAAGGTGCAGATGTCTTTGAAGAAATGGAAGAAGAGGTAGCTCAACAAGTAGCGGAAGCTTTAACCAAAGAACCAGAGCCAACACCTGCAGCACAACCAACACAAGGACTCAAGTCAAGCCGTCCTCGACCAAAGCTTAAATAATCAAAGAGAAAGAAGGAAATAAATTATGTCACTAAAAAATTTAATGCAACAAGTAACCGCCAACTACGATCCAAAAACTAGCCCATCGCAAGCAGAGAGTATTCCTCCAGGTGAGTACGATGTAGTCATCGAAGCAGTGGGTCACACAGTTTATGAATCAGGCTATGACGCTATCGCCATCAAAGCTAAAATCGTTGGCGGTGACCACGCAGACCGCATCGAGTTAATCAACATCAATGTGGACCCTGGCAATGAGAC